CACTCCCATTATACCACCTTTATTCATTCCTGCAACCATATCCATGAAAAGGCGTTGATTGATTGGTTGTCCAGGGTTTTTAAGAGACGCATAATATTGAGGCATTGGTGAATCAAAACTTTGCTCCATAAAAGGTCTATTCGCCCAGTTCGCGTATTTTCCATAACCACTACGGTTACCATAATTCAAATTTGAGCTGCCCCAGCCGCCCCAGCCGTGACGTCTACCGCCGCCTCCGCCGTTTCCTCCAGTCTGAACCCCAGTATTATAAGGAGAACCGAATTCTCCAAATGTCATCATGTCATTAAATTGACCTTCAGTTAATACAATAGGTTCTCCTGTTTCAGGATTAAAACCTGCTATAAAAGGATTCCATAATCCCCCACCAGTATACCAATCGTCTCCGTGGTCCGGTAGTGGATTACCCCATATGTCTTCTGTAAAAAAAGCACTATCAGGGTCTACCCAGTCATAGCTTAGACCACCATATGCGCTTATAAAATCTTCTTCATCAGAAGTCTGCCCTGGAACATAATTTATAGGCGGATCAGTTCCTACAGGGGGATCCCAATAACCATCGTCCTCATAATAATCATCTTCAGATTCTTGAATTACTGTGGGGGAACCTCCAAATTCTCCTTGTGGGTCATTTCCCCATCCGGAATTATTATCATTTCCACCCCCATTTCCACCACCTGGAGATCCACTGCTAGTATAAGTTTCCCATCCTCCAAATCCTATATCGGAAGAATCATAATTAGGAATTCCAGCAGCACCTTCATGAGGTGTTCCTGGTTTGTGCTCCTGAAGCATCTGTGCTTCGTCACCTGTTATGTAAGCTAGGTGCGTCTGCGGTGCGCCTGGACGTGTCTTTAATTCTCTAGGGACCGTGACTATTCCGCTGTCCATATGGTTTCCGGGATAACGGTTCATTATTGTAAACCGGATAATAAATCTGGTTCAGTCCAACCAAATCCTTCTAGTATTTCTTTTTGTTCATGATATGGTCGCGCTTGAAATTCTGGACTTAAAAGTAAATCTCTTAATTCTTGTTTTCTGTCTGGAGATAATTCTATATTAAATTCATCCTCTTTTATCTCAATTTCCTGACTCCCATCATCAATCGTTTCATCAAAAAATATCCTCTCAATATCTTCATTTCTTTCTAAATCTCCTCTGTGATAAGCCTGTAATTTTTCCCAATCCTCGTTGTAAGGTCCATACCAATCTGTTCCTGGTGAAAGGTCTATTTCTTCTTCAAATTCACCCTCTATTGGATCAAAGACTGATGACTCCCAGTCCGCCGATCCATCAACAGGAGTGTATCTTGGATCTCGTTCCAACGGTATTCTTTCTTTTTTTGGAAACAAACTGGCTAGCATGCTGAGGGTTGGGGATTTCTCCGCAAGTCCTGTTATATTACCAAAAGCAGATGCCCAAGGAAATTCGTCTTTATAAAATTGTTCCCCGAATCCTGCTTTCGGAAAAGGGTTATATTCTTTCGCGCGCACTGCTGCTTTGTTCTTGCCGGTAAACAATGATCCAACGTCACCAAAAAATCCCTGTGACTTGGCAGGATCAGTGAATAGTGTTCTACCAATTCTTCTTGCCCCTGCCGGCAATCCTCTTATATCAATTAAGCGTGCGCCTTTGTCACCACCTTTCATCTGATTCATCAACATTTGGTACATGTTGCGGGATTCATTCTGATCAGTGGTGACTGCGGGCATGTGCTGTAATACGTCTTTAGCTCGTGATAGATTTCCTCTATCTTGATACCACTCAGGCGTTTGTGACATCATGACCTGTGGAGTATTCGCAGCAGCTTTACGCCGTGCGTCCTCTACATTTCTTTTGCCTTGTCCGGCAATCCACAATTCTCTTGGATCAGCCACTATGCACCTGGTACAATTATAATTTTAAGGACAACAAGAATTATAATGACTAAAATTCCGGCCTTTATCCAGTCCTTCAATTTCCATTCATTCCATTCTTTTAGGTGCCCCCAAAGATCTTTCAATAAGTTCATTTGGTCCTCCTATTTATTATGTTTAATGGGGATTCCCCCGCTTAGGTAACCATCCTTATTTACCCAAGGTTCCGTATGAAAACCGTCAGCTTTAAATAATCCTCCAGCATTCATTTTCTTTGTTTTTCCACCCTTCTTATAGCCAGTCATGTTCACTTTCTGCCCAGTGTCTTTTGCATGTTTCTGAGCTTGTTGAACGCCAGCTGAAGTGTAGGAAAATTTTTTATCACCTACTTTTGGCATTTTTCCTCCTTTGTTTTTATTAACAGGTTTACTTCCATGCTCATCTGTCCACTTCTGCGCCATTTGTGGCTTATTCATCCACATCCATTTTCTCTGTTTTTCGGATTGAAAGGGCATTAGTGTAGAGTTGGCTTTTCTTCAGTTTTAAATTGCTGCAACATTTCCTCTGTCGCGATAACACTATCGGCAACAGCTTGGAACATGTGCACTGTATCCTGAGGCCCCAATGCCTCCAAATACATGTTTCTAGTCACAGCCATCAATCCCGAACACACTAGCATATAATCCTCATGCGTCTTGATTTGAGAGCGTGCTATCTGCTCAACTTTATGCATCGTGTCTGCAATCTTAACTAGACTTTTTTCCATTTGCTTTCGATCTCGCATTGTTCTTCGCTATCCTCTCGGCTGTTTGGTCTTTCATCGCCTCACGCGCTGAAATCATATTTTCTTTTAGCATCTGGGTTGCATCTGCATTAGCTTGTTTATCGGCATCTGCTGCAACTTTCATTAATTCCAGACTTGTATCCGCTTCCAGTTTATCACGTTCCAGATCCATCTTTTCAGAATCCATCGCAATATCCTTCGCTAGTCTAGCTTGTGTTTCCATTGCTTTCAAGTCAATTTCTTGTTGCTTTAATTTAACCAATGGATCCTTAGGTTCCTGGCTCATTCGTGCTTCTTCATCTTTCGCTAATTGTCCAGTTAATTGCGCTTCAATTTGCGCCTGTTCCGCCGCAATCTGATTTGTCAGTTGATCATTTTTCTGTTGCAACTGCTGCATCATTTGTGAATTATTCTGCGCCTGTTGCATTTGTTGCTGTAATTGTTGCGCCTGCTCTTTATATTTTTGTTGCATTTGCTCACCGGCCATCAGTGCAATGTGCTCTGAAATATGCGCTTGGAGCATGGAGAATATTTGAGGGTTAATCTGAACCATTCTTGTAAACATGAATTCAGAGTGTCCTTGAATGTGTGCCTGATGATCCTGCATTGGAAATGCTTTTAATGGTTGTCCTCTCATTACCATTCCATTTTCCGTTGCCGGACCAGTTGGTACGGGCAAATTCGAATCGGGTTTAAGAATAGCATCCACATTATCCACACCCATCGCCATGTACATTCTTCTGTATGCTTCACGTAAGTTGTGCATTTGGGGATTGGATGACGCCAACTGCAATTGCTGCTGCGCCAATGTAATTCGTTGCGCCATTGAAAAAATATTTGGATCCGAAATAGGAAGAATATCAACACGGTCATCAAAATCCTGTTGCTTAATCATACGATCACCACCAACCACTTGGTATGGATATTCCGGCGGCAAGTATAATTGGAACACTTTTGCAAGAAGTGAAAACTCCTCACGCTGTCCGTAGTGCAGTCTTTTATGAATGGCACTCATGACTTTGGTTCCTCTTTCGAGCAACGCCAAAGTAGTTCCAACGGGGTTCTGTTCATTTCCTTCTCCCATTTTCATATCGGCTATCGCCGCAAAAGATTTTCCTGCCTCAACAGCAAAACCTAATAATGCAAATAATGTTTGTGAAGGTTCCTTGAATGGTAATGGCAACAATGATTCCCTAATGGAATTTCCTGTTACATCAACGTCCCTGAATTCCCCTGGCTGCAATGGCTCGTCATGGTCGCGTATACGCATGCCACGTGCCTTGAAACCTGCTGGAAGATTGGCAAGAGTACCTGCATCAATTAACTGCCGCAAAACACTTGTTGCAGTTCTTGACAATCCACCAAGCATATGTATTAGACCAAAGCCGTAAAAGCCCAGTCCTGGGAGGAACTTAAAGTGTACAAAATATTGAATCTTGTGATAGAAAGCGTCTTCCCTTTTCCAGTTTCTTCGAATGGATAAAATAGTGGAAGAGTACTTGTCAATGGTAACAATGTATGGAAGCTTGATTCCCTTTGGATCCTCGAATCCTGGAACGTCAGCGTTCACATGCATCTCTAAAATTTCATGTTCGTCATCATCGTTGGCGTATTCCTTTTGAACTCCCTCGAGCTCATTAACTTTTTCCTGTACTTCTGAAACATTAACATCGCCGCTTGGCAATTCAACATCCAGGTAAAATCCTTGTACTTGCAATTTACGTACGTCATTGTTCGTCATGCGCACGACATGCGTAATTCGTTCAGCCGTCTCAAGATCCGTTGACATGTAATTGACAACGCAATCCTCGCCGGTAATGAACTTCGCCACTGCCCGTTTCATGATTGGACAGAAATAAACTTTCTTGAACGCCGAACCTGACAATGGCAGATAAAACAATAGCTGATCCATTTCCGGATCGTATTCCTTCATCACCGTTGTAATCTGGTAGTTCATGTAGTCCTTTACGCGTTCCGCCTGATCCTGCACTTCAGGTGTGATTGCGCCTACGATTTGGGTGCGTACGGGGCCGCTTGGGGGGAGAAGTTCCTTATAAGCTTGGGCTTGAAACTGTGTAACAGATTCAGCCAATAAGGGATGTACGACCCCTGATGCACCTTCGAAGGGTTGGGTGCGGTCTTCATACTTGAAGCCCAGCATGTCAAGTCCTTTGACATAGGTATCTTCCCAGTCTTTCCTTGACTCCTTATCCGCCTCGAATGCTCCTACAA